GATCGCGGCCGCGATCTGCGCCACCGCGTCGAGCGGCGTCAGGTTGTCGTAGGAGAACGCGCCCTCCGGCACGAGCCAATCGACGGCCTGCCAGTCGAGGCTGAAGCCGCTGAACTCAAGTTCGCGCAGCGCGAGCTGCTGGGCGTTGGCCGCCTCGGTGCTGATGTAGGCCCGCGGCGCCTCGTATGGGCCCGCGAGCAGCGCGGTGCGGCTGCGGCCGGTGGCGCTGAACTGCGGGTCGCCAAACTTTCGGCTGGCCTGATAGCGCTCCACCAGGCCGGTCCAGACATGGCCGTTGATGGCGATCTCGATCGAGTGCGGCCCGTCCTCCGGATCCGGCAGCACTAGCGTCAGGCTCGGCCGATCGAGGATCCGAAGGCTGATGCTCCACGCGAAGCTGTCGAGATCGTTGCTCAGGCTGACGGCGCCGACTTCGAGCGGTTCGCGGCCCGGCAGCCGGACCACGGTCATGGTGTTTTCCACGGCGAGACTCCGCGCGATGAAGAAGAAGTTGTCCGCCCGGCATCGGAACGGAAGAGGAACGGCCGTCGACGCCGGCGGCGTGTACGGCTTGCCGCGGAACTGCATTCGCGTGGCGTTCCAGAGCGGCGGGTTGTAGCAGCGCTCCACTGGCGTCGGCGGCGGGATGTAAGGCGGCTTGATGACGAAGCCGTGCGGCAGGTACGGCGCCTGAATCCAAGGCACGTCCCAGCTGCGTTGCTGCGGCACCGCATAGCGCCACGGTGCGCTCCAGGCTCGCGACACCGGCGCTTCCATCTCCCACGCGATCGCGAACTCGACCTGGACGGCCGGCGGGCAGGTCCACGGCGCAATGCGCTGGATCTGCACGCGCTCGCCCATTGAGTAGCGCAGGGAGAACGCAGCCGAGACTGCTGCCGGCAGATCCCACGGGACGTCGATCGACGCCCACGGGCGCTGCTCGGCGTCCTCGTACGCGATGACGCGCTCAGACCTTACCGCCGGCGCGTTGCCCCAGATGAAGTCGGTCGACGTACGCAGCCCTTCTCCCGCTTCCCACAGCACATCGAGGCTGCGAAACCGGCCCGGCGCCTGGTTGCTCGGGAGGCCACGGCTGATCGCGCGCAACGGAGCCTGACGCCAGCGCGTTCCGATGACAGGAGCAATCCCGCGGAACGGAGGAACCGGCACCACCTTGCGCAGCTGACCATCGAAAGTCTGCACCTGCGCGAAGCTGCCGCCGCCCGACAGCTCGCCGAACGGCAGTGGGACGTTGTCCCAGGACGGAGACGTGTGACCGATGCCGCGGAAGGGCAGCGCAACGGCATCCCAGCTCGGCGGCGTGTAGGCCATCCCTACAGGCCGGAGAAGGCCTTCGATACGGCGAAGGTGAAGCCTTCGTTGCTCACCACGGCGGTCGGGACGATCGAGACGCTGTTCATCACCACGTTCGGCGTGTCGCCGGCCACACCAACGGTCCCGTCGAACACCACCGTGGTGCCGTCAGCCGCGAGCGCTCGGCACCAGGTTGCGGTGCCCGTCGTCGACGCGATCCCGCTGATCAGCGCATTGAAGGTGACCAGGCCGTTCACAGCAGGCGCAGCGCTGGGCGTGGCAAAGCGCAGCGAGACGAGCAGCGTCTGGTCTGTGATCGCAGTGTCGGCGTTGGCGGGCTGCGACCCGTCGTAGATTCGCAGGTAGCCGCCATTCAGCAAGGCCGAAAGCAGATCGGCCTGCGCCGAGACTGTCGCGTTGGCGATTTGAGAGTTCTTGCTCAAGGCGGCACGCCTGGCGTAACGCGCGCCTGAATCACGCTGTTGTAGTTGCGCACGATGTCTACGCCGATGACGGTGAAGGTCTCGGCCGTGGTGAGGTAGTCGAAGGCGTACGAGCCGTCCGCCGCCGACTCCACGGCCTTGACGACTTCACTCGTCAGGTCACGCACGAGCAGCACGTTGGCGGGGCCCGGAACGCCGTCGAAGGTGCACACGCCGACGATCGATCCGAGACCCTGCGTCAACTCGTGGTGAGCCGTTACCGACGCTGGCGCGTAGCTTCCGACCGCAGAGCGGTCCGTCGAGTAGCCGACGGCTCGGAGAAGGGGGCCCGGTCCAAGAAGTTGTCCGGCCACGGCTATCGCCAGGGCCCAGTAATGTCGAGAAGGATTTGTCCGGTGTTGGTCGCCGCTTCAGCCTGCGAGAGCGCGAGCAAACTCCGACCTCCCATGCCGGCAACTCCAGTCACGATGCTGTAGTTCGTGAGCGGCATGAGGTGGAGCGGATAGCGAAAGCCAGGCATGGTTCCGCGAATATTCCCCAACTCCACAACCTCTACGCTTGGTGAGATGACGAGCAGATTTCCCGACCGGTTTGGGTACGGGTATCCGAGGGTCCCCATCGACATGTTGACACCCAAACTTGCGAACCCGATCGCAGTCGCTCCCGGCAAATTGTTGAACCTGCGAGCGATGACACTATTGCCCTGCGTGGAACCCAGGAGTGGCAGAAAGTAAATGTGGAAGGTGGTCGAAGCGGTCGCTGCGCCTGAGGCTCCGCTCGACATCGCCATCAGAACGGTCGCGAACGGATCTGCCGGCTGGCGGCTGATGATCTCGCCAAAGCAATGGCCCTTGCATCGACTCGGTTGGTACTCGATTGACAGATAGAAGAGGCGCTCGTCACCCACGAGCGCCCAGGGTCGCGCAGAGCTTGTCGCATCCACGCTCTTCAAGATGAGCCGATCGTTGGCGGGCCAAAACGGATTCGTTCCCGTGCTGATGCCCGACATGGTTTCGTAGACGTTGACCGCTGCACCACCACCGGCCGAGACCACGCTCACAGAGTCGTCGACCTTTAGATACATCCGGTTGCCGGATGGCGCACGGTAGACGCGAACGTTGGTGGCGGTGTACGCGATCCCCCATCCCAGCGGAGATTTAGAGCCATACCCGTTGACCAAGCACTTATCGAGCAGGTTGACCAGACTGCCGACCGTGCCGTCCAGCACAGGCGCGCTGGGATCGGTGCTGAGGAAGTAATTCACGCCCATCGTGTTATCTCCAAGGGCCGGTGATGTCGATCAGACATTGAGCCTTCGCAGTGCGAGTCGGCGACGCCAGGCCAACCGCCATGAGGGTTCGGCCGCTCAACCCGACGACGTCAGTAATTTCCTGGTAGTGCGTGAGCGGCTTGGTGTGCAGAGGGCAGTACACGCCCGGCATGACGCCGCGGAACGTTGTTGACTCCACGACGCGGATCGGCTCCATGTGCAGGCCGTTGTCGACCGACGCCGGATACGTCAATCCAGCGGTCGCCATCACCGTCACGCCGAAGTTCTGGCAGTACTTGCCTGCCGCAACCGAGCCGGCCAAGCCGGTGTAGGCGCGTGCGAGGTAGTGGTTCGTCTGGGCCGTCGTTCCAGTTGTCGATATGCCTGCGAAGTGGTTGTCGTCGAGCGTCGCCGCGGCAGCGTTTTCCGTGCTCGCGATCAGGATCGTTGCGTACGCATCTCCCGTGGCGAACGTGTCGGTATCGCCGAAGACCAGGGCGTGCCACTCACCCGCCACGCTCTCCGCCTGCATGAACAGGTAGAAGAGTTGATCCTCGGCAATGAGGCACCACGGCCGCGCGGTGCTATCGGCCGTTCCGCTCTTGAACGCACCGAGGCCGCTTGCCTGCTGCGCCAGCGTGGGAAACAGGTTGGTGCCGGTGCTGTGGGCACTCATGCTTTCGTAGCCGCAGACCCGTGCGCTACGCGCGCTGCTCAGTGCTGTGTCATCCACGCGCAGCCGAAGGCGGTTGCCAGTCGCTGCACGGTAGACGGCAATGTTGGTGGTGCTGAATTCCTTGGCCCAGCCCGCCGCCGTCTTCGACCCGTAACCGTTGACCAGGCAAGCGTCGAGAATGTTGACCAGAGCACCCACTTGGCCGGTGAGGACGGGCGCCGAGCCGTCGGTGCTCTTGTAGACCGTGATCGTCATGGCCGGACCTCAGTTCGCGTTGCCGCGCAGCTGCACGCGGAACTGATCGGTCGGCGTCTCGACCGGGCCCGGCAATGTGCAACGGAGGAACCATAGGGAGCCGCCGCAGGCATCGGTGTTGAACCTCACGACGTTGCCGGCGATCCAGCCGCCTCCCCATCCAGCGGTATCGATCGAGAAGTACGGCTCACCGGTCGCAGGATTGATCGGCGCGATCGTCGTGCCGATTGCGACCGCGCTGAGGATCTGGCCGGTGTTCTCGCCGATGACGTTGACCGCGTTGCTGTTGGTGAAGACCAGGCGCCAGCGCTCACGGATCGCACCCGCATTGGTCACCACGATCGGATGGTTGACCGTGTCGTACTGCCCCGTGCTCGCCGAGCCGATCAGCGTGTCGCTCCACACGCCGGTCCAGGTGGCCTGCTCGAAAACGTTGTAGAAGCGCGCCTCGAGGTCGGAGCGATCGAACAGCAGCGCGCTGCTGACGTACGTATCGTCGGCGTCGAACGCGTGGCCGATCTCGCCGAAGATCTCCAGATCGCCGCTGAGCTGGGCGTCGATGCACAGCACCCGATCTTCGATCCGGTGCTCGACCTGCAGGGGCTGCGGATAGCCCGTGAGATCCAGCGGCGCCCCGAACTCCACTTCGCCGACGTCCAGGTCCGTCGTGTACTTGTCGGTCGGCACGAGCTCGCCATCGGCGTCACGCACGATCGCGTAGCTCAGCGCGCCGCGGCCCAGGCTGTACGGCGTCGCAGCGCTGACAGGGTTCGTCAGCGCTGTGGTCTTCGTGTTGTGGATGACCAGGACGTTCGCCGGCCGGATGATCGGAATGCGGCCATCGAGCGGCAGGCGCACCGGATCCAGACCGATGATGCTCTTGTCGAGCGGCAGGAAGGACACCGCCACGGCGTTGTACCGAGCGGTCTGCGGGATCACCGGGCTGGTGAACTCGATCTCGTAGACGCCGGTGGCGTAGTTGATCGTCGCCGAGAGGATGTTCGGGCCGTCGATCTCACCGTCGTCGTCCGACGTCGCCTGGTCCACGGCTTCGCCTGGCTCCTGATAGCTGAGGATGAAGCTGCTATTGCGAATGGGTGCGCCAGTAGTGCGCCAGATGACTTCCTTGAGGGGCCAGTCGCCGAACTTCGTCCGCAGCGCGTACAAGGCAACCGTGCGGGTGCCCGGCGCCCAGGCGCTGATCGTGACAGTGCCGGTGTTGTAGTCGACGAGGCCCTGGTCATGCTCGATGCCCGTGGCCACGTCGCGGTACCGCAGCGTGCCGCCGACGTCGTAGAGATAGCGCCCGTTGAGCCAGAACAGAAGCGAGCCCGGGACGATCGTGAAGCCGTTGTTCGCGAGATCGACTTCGAGATCCTCGACCGCCGCGACCAGGCTGTCGGGCGTGCCGGTGCCGGCGTCGTCGATGTAGCGGGCTTCGGTGACGTCGGTGATGTTTCCGGCATAAGCCTCACCCCGCCACATCGTGGCAAAGCCGACCGTCGAGTACACCTGCGTCCTGTAGAAGTCCGCGATGCTGTTGGGCAGCGTGACCTCGCCGGTGATCGCGTTGTAGGCACCGACGGTCATGCCGTACGCAATGCCTTGGTACACCGGACCATCGGTGACTTTCGTGATCTTGAAGGTCGGCCCGGTTTGCACCAGCTGAATCGGAATCGCGGTGCCGAAGCCCGCCAGGGAGTAGACAGCTTCGATCACCACCGTGCCGTCGGCTGGCAGGGGCGAGAGCGTGAACTCCGTGTTGGCGCCGACCACCGAGGTACTGGGGCTGGTCACGACCTCCACGCTTTCGGCGTCATAGTCGAGCGTGAACACCGTGCCGCTCGCCGGCAGGATCGTGGGATAGAACTCGACCCGGTTGTCCGCGTAGTTGATCTCTCCCGTGCCATCTCCCGTGAATCCGCCGGATCCGTTGTCAGCGGCCGTTCGCGACGTAACCCCGTCCGTCCAGCTGACGACGATGGATCCCGGCACTGCGCCACCGTCTGGCAGCACGAAAAGGACATAGCCGATGTCCACGTTGTCGACTTCGGGCACGGGCCCGTAATGGACGCCGGAGCCCCATGCGTAGAGAACGTGCGTGCCCACGTCAGGCTCGTAGCCGAGCGTCACAGCCAGGCTGCCCGTGGCGTAGTTGACGCTGCCGACGCCGGTGCCGGCGGCGCCTGAGAGCTGGCCGCCGCCGTTGTCCGTGAGGTTGTACCAGACGCCGAGCGCGCGGAACGACACGATCACGCTGCCCGGCGCCGGCAGCGGATCCAGGCTTGCCACCCGAACGCGTCCGCGGTTGGAGACCGTGATCTCTTCGCCCTGGGTGTGATTGACGTTGTTCGGATACGCCGCGGGCTTATAGACCAGCGAGCAGTTCGCGCCGAACGTCGGTGCATCGGACAGCGTGATCTGACCTGTCCTGTAGTCGACGACGGCCGTGGTGCCGACGCTGCCGCTACCGCCGCCGGTGCGGGTCATCGTCCCATCACCCGCATCGGTGAAGACGCCCTGATTGGTTGAGGTGCCGATCGTCAGCACAGCCGAGGCCGGGAAGATGCCGCGCGGCGCCTGCAGCACCACGCTGCCGCCGACGGCGGCCGGCTGGTACAGCGCCTGGGTGATGGTGTCGCCGGCCGCGACCGCCGGCGCTGCATCGGCGCCGAGCTGCTGGTCGAGGATCGCCTGCTCGGACGTGGCGCTCGGGATGATGGGCTGCAGGATCGAGTCCACCCGGATGACGGTGTCGCCCGGATCGATGTCTTCCGCCAGCTTTGTCACGCCGTAGTAGGTCGCGCCGGCCGACACGTTGGTCTTGCGCACCTTGGTGGGGCTGGTCGCGTTCACGGGGCTGCGCGCCACGTCTCCACCCGGGAACGAGTACAGCAGCGGCGTGCTGATCTCGATCGTGAGCACCGTCTTTTCGAAGGACACGGCGGACGACCCTAGGCCTTCAATGAACGTCTGGACGGAAGCCTCGACGTTCTGCACGCGCACGTACTGCTGCGTGCCGTTGAGCGAATTGCCCGAGGCCTCCACGGACAGCACCAGCGTTTCGCCCACTTCCGGCAGTGGATCTTCGAGCCGCTGGTACGCCGACAGCGTCAGCTGCCCCGAGAGCTGCGTATCCCACAGCGTCATATTCGAGCGAGGGCCGGCCACCAGGTACTGCTCGACCCGGGCGACCGCGTCCGTTCGGCGATCGCTGAAAGAGTTAGTCGTGAAGGTCACGACGGAGACGTTGTCGTCCTCAGGAGCGTTGACGACGATCACGTTGGCGCCGAGGAAGATGTCCCGGTTATCCGTCTCGACGACGAGATAGGCCTTGCGAAGCGACACGCGGCCGAGCACGCGATCGAGGTCGCTCAAGTCGGTGAACAGGTTGTTGAGTTCGCCGTCGACGACTTCGTTGGCGCTCATGGGCCCACCGCCGTCCGGCAGATCCGTGAGCGCTTCGGACTGGTACAGCTTCACGTCCTGCGTGGTGATGGACACGGGTTAGACCTCGATCAGAAAGACGCGCAGCGAATAGAAGTCGCCTGCAGCGGAAACGTTGAAGGGGATGATCGGTTTGGCCTCGAACGCGGGCCGGCGAAACATGACGTCGAACTCGCGGCCGTCCGGCAGCACCAGCTCGTGCACTTCGTTGGGCTGCTCTGCGAGCGTGCGCAAGGCTTGGATCTGCGTACGCGTGGCCCAGGCACTGCTCTCGTCACCTTCGAGCGTGATGGGACGGCCGGCGGCCTGGACGCTCTCTTCGATCAGCAGGGCACCGCCGACGGTGACTTCCGTCTTCTGCGTCACGGCGGACCACTGGTACTCGTCGGTCCAGATCAGATCGTCGGGGAGGTCGACACCACCGATGGAGAGGGGCATGTCAGTTCCGAGTGGGCGAAACGGATTGAGCGCGGGCAAACTCGCTAAGGAGCCGATCCGCATCGGTCTCTTCGAACAGCCCAGTGGCGGAGCCGCCGCCGACACGAAACTCGACGCTGACCTTTCGCGTGGAACGATTGGCATCGTTCGACGCGGTCGCGGCCGGCGCGGTGGGCGTGCGCCCTTCGGCGCGCGCTTGTTGCGCCTTCACCTGGTCGATCTCGTTGAGGTACTGGAGACCACGCTGAAGGGCGGCGACCGTCTCGCGATCGCGGAACTCTTCGGCTTCCTTGATCTGCGCCTGCAGCTCGGCGCGCTGAGCATCACGCCGGCGCTGGTCGATCGCATCCTCATTGCCGCGCAGGCGGTCGAGCTCGTCGCGCAGCGAGCTGACGGTCGAGGCTGCGTCGTCACGTAGGCCGCGCAGGCGGGAGCGGGCGTTCTCGATGGCCTCGTTGAGCGCATCGAGACGCTGCGAGTCCACGAACTTGAACGCCTGGGCGGCGCGCACCGCCTCCTGGACGAGGGCCACGGTGGTGCCGCGCTGGACGTTGAGGCGCTCGGTCAGATCGTCGGCCGCTGAACTCTGCGAGGCCTGCACGCGCTGCAGCTCGAGCACGCCCTTGGTGAAGGCCGTGAAGAAGTTCGAGACCGATTGATTGACGAAGGTGCTGCGCTCGAGCATCGCGTCGAACGCCTTGGCGGCGTCGTCGCTGAGTTCCTTGAACATGGCCCGGTTGCCGCTGACCAGGTTGGCGATCGCCGCGGCCACGCCGGTCGACGCCCGCGCCAGCTCCTCGGTCTTTTCCTTGATCGCCTCGACGGTCGCCTTGTACTCGTCGCCGCTGACCTTGCCTGCGAGATACGTTTGCAGGAGTTGCGACCGCAGATTGTCGAGCTGCTCGATGCTCTCGGCCGATGAGATCCCGTTCTTGATTTCGGCCAGGACGTCGACAACCTTCTTCCCGGCGCCCGCGACCTTGTCGAGTGCCTTGGATCCGGCGTCGGCCAGCTCGGGGAACTTTGCGATCACCTCGTCGAGCTGTTCGCGCTGCGCAGCCGTCGCGGCCCCCGCTCGTAGTCGCGACGCTTCCGCCCTCAACTCGCTCTCGCCTTCGGCGGCAGCAAGCGCCAGGCGTTTCTCCGCCACCGAGGCATAGCCCTCGGCCAGCTGCGTCGTCGTGGCGGTTCCACTCGCCTTGATCTTCCCGTACGCGGTTTCCGCTGCAGCTGCTGCCCTTTCAAGCTCTGCGGTACTCGTCAGGCCGAGCGTCTTGAAGGCCTCGGTCAGCGCGACATTGGCGCGTTCGGCTTCTGTCGGCAGCGCACGAAGCTTCTGGCCGACCTGGTCGAGTGCAGCAGCGGCATCGAAGCCCGGCTTCTCGATGCCCTTGACCGCGTCGCCAATAGCGCGTGCCTCTTCCTGCGTTTTCGCTGCGTTCAAAGCGTCTTCGAACGCGGCTTTTACGACCTTGCCGGATGCCGAGCTGTTCTCAGCCAGGCTCTGGATCGCCGAGATCCGCTTCACCGTGTCTTCGCTGATCCCGGTCGTGACCAGCGAGTAGTCCAGACCCAGCGCCTTGGCATCTGCACGAACACGCTGCAGGGCCTCGGCTTCCTTCTGCGCAGCTGTCTCGCGCGCCGCGGCCGCGGCTTCGGCAGCAACAGCTGCCTGCGTCTGAGCCTCCGCCGCTTCCTTCGAACTGGCGGAGATCTCGCCGTTGGCGGCGTTCACGGCCTCGACCGCAGCACCCACGGCATTGCCATAGCGGGTGTAAGCGTCGGAGTAGCTCTTCCGGATGGACTCGGCGTCTCTCTCCGAAGCTTCCGACAGCTCGCGCGATCGCAACTGCAGGGCATCCGCGGCTTCCGCGTATCCCTTGCTGATATCGCCGAACGTGATCTTGCTCATGCCGAACGCAATCACCGCCAGTACGTCCGCAATGGCCGCACCTACGACGTCGAAGCCAAGCTTGAAGCTCTTTCCTACCGCGACGCCGACGTTGCCGAGAGCGAAGATGGCCTGGACCACGGCCACGATGCTCTGGCCCACCACCCGTGCCGCCGAGTCCGAGTCTTCGAGCGACGAGCCGAGGGCGGAGATCTCGCCCTTCGCCAGCTGCAGGGGGCCGTTGTTGGCCACCACGTTGAGGAACGACTGGTAGTTGTCCTTCGCGTTGGAGACGCGGCCTGACAGCGTTTCCATCTGCGCGGCCGAGGCCCCGACCGCGTTATCGCCGATCGCCTTGATCAGGTCGCGAAGAACGTCGCGGCCGAGCCGCCCTTCCTCCGCGAGTTTGATGACCTCGGCCGTCGTCTTGCCGGTGGATTGCGACAGCAGGTCGAACACCGGCACGCCGGCCTCGGCGAACTGCAGCAGCTCCTCACCCTGAAGCCGGCCCTTCGCGAAGGCCTGGCCGGTGGCGCTGATGATCCGCTGCAGCTTCTCCTGGCTGCCGCCGAGCTTCGAGTTCTGGTCGACGAGCGACTGCAGCGTCCCATCGAGTGGATCCAAGCCGAAGTTCTTGAGCTGGATGGTCGCTTCCAGCACCTGGTCCAGTTCCTGCGGCGTGTCCTTGGCGAACTTCCGCACCCATTCGAACGCGGCCTGCCCACCCTCCGCGGTGCCGAACGTCGCCGCGAGCTGTTTCTCGAAAACCTCGAACTGGTCGCCCGTGTCGAGGATCGACTGCAGCACGCGTCGGCCTTCGTTGAGCCCGATGTACGCAGCGGCGAGTGACGTGACGCGCTTGAACATGCCGCCGAGCGCGCCGCTGAAGCCATCAGCCTTGTCCTTTGCCCTCTCCTGTTCGTTGGAGAGGTTCCTCGTGGCTGCAGCGGCTTTGCCCGCTTCAGTGGCGTTGCTGCGCAGCGCGTTGCGCTGATCGGTCAGCTCGAGCGTGAGCTGCGAGGCAGCGTTCTTCGCGTTGATGGTCTCGCGCGTGACGCGCTGCTCTTCGGCGGCCAGATTCTTCGCGTCGATGCCGGCGAACCGCAGGGCGTTGGCACCGCGCTCCACCTCGACGGTCTGCTTGCGGTGAGCCTCTTCGGACTCCCGCAGCTTCTGTTCAAGGTCGGCCAGCGTCTTCGCCTGCTTGGCGATCGCCGCTTCGTCCTCACGCACCGCACGGCCGAGATCGCGCTCCGCCTTCTCGGATTCCTTGAGGGATGCCGCCTGCTGTGCCAGCGACGCCCGCTGTCGATCGAGCGCTTCGCGCGCCGCTTCCACTTCCAGACGCAGTCTGGCCGCCGACGCCGCCGACTCCGCGGCGGCCGCCGTCGCGGCCTGCTGTTGCTGTTCCGATTCAGCGAGTGCAGCGGTCGCCGACTGGACGGTTCCGGTCAGCTCTTGCTGGCGCGTCCTCGCAACCGACAGCTGCAGGGAGAGCAGCTCGACTCGGCTCGTCGCCTTCTCCTGGCGATCGGTGAGGGCTTCGGTCGGGCTCTCCGAGGCGATGACCTGGTTGGTCAGGTCGCGCTGCGCATCCCGCGCGGACAGCAGTCGCGCCTCGAGCTGGGAGATGGTCAACGCGTTCTTCTGGACAGCGGCATCGGCCGCGCCCAGCGCTGCGTCAGCCTTCCGCACCTCGGCGCTGCTCGAAGCCTGTGCAGCCTCGAGCTGCCGCACAGCTGCGGCGGCGTCCTTCGATTGCTGGGTCAGTCCGGCGAGCGCGGCGCCAGATTCCTTCACTTCGACCGACGCTCGATCGATGTTCGCGGTCAGGCTCGCGGTGGCCGAGGCGGCGCTTTCGAGCGCAGCACGTGATGCGCTCAGATTCGACTGGAGCTTGACCTGCTCGGCGCCGGCGGCCGCACTCTTCTGCTGAACGTCGGTGAGCTGCGCAGCGGCTTCGGCCAGAGCGGCCGAGACCTGCTTGAACACCTCGATGACGGTGCCCTGTCGCGCCAGCCCCGAAAGTTCATCGGCGAGCGCGGCGGCTTTCGCACGCACCGCCGTGGCATCGCCGCCCAGCGCTTCGATCTCCTGGGCGAGCGCCTGGATCTGATTGAGACCCTCGACCGCGGCCTTCAGCCGCAGTGCGAGTTCGAGCTGGTTGGGCGTGGCCACGTCCGTCGAGGTCCTGAGCGAGAAAGACCCGGCCTAGGCCGGGTCTTGAGAGAGCGGCGCGATCACGCCACGCGCGCGCAGCCAGTCGGCGATCGGCGGACGCACGCTAAGCTTGTGGCCCACCGCGTAGTCCTGGCCGTCGTGGGTGTGCTGCTTGAGCAGTTCCACCACTTCGACCTCGTCGACCGCCTCGCCGAAGCCGACCACTTCCGGCAACGGGTTGGCAGACACGGATCCGGCGGGCAGCTCGACGAGCTGCCCCGGAATCACCTCGCCCTTGGATTTGCGGCCCATGGCGCCTTACCGGTACTCGATCCGGTAGGGCGACGTCCGGCCAGGCAGGGTGACCATCTTTCCCTTGAGGTTGACCGAGATGTAGTTGTCGCTCGCGAAGTCGAGCGGTTCGGTCGGCGCGACGATGCCTTCGTCGACGTAGACGATCAGATCCTGTTGAGTCGCCAGGTTCTTGCCGTCCAGCACGAACTCGCCACGGATATCGGGCGAATCGCCACCGGTGATGATGCTGCCCGTCGCAGCGTCGTACTCGTAGGTCAGCTTGTTGTCGACGGCAGCGGCGGGCGTCGTCAGGGCCATGATCCAGCCCAGCCGATAGTTGACCTTGTAGTCCGTGCCTTCCACATACGTCGTGCTGGCAGCGGAGTTGGTCAGCACCACACTCTCAGCGACCAGGTAGGCCTTCGGGAGCTGCACCCAGACATCTTTCTTCAGACCGACCACAGCGGCCGTCGTCGTGCCCGAGGTCTGCGTGGCCGCGGCCACGGTTCCCATCGTCGCCAGTGCAAGCACCATCGCCGAGATGTCGTCACCGGCAATGTCCAGCTCGGCCGGCTTCTTAACCTTCACGGTGTTGCCGAGCTGGCCGTAGGTGTCACGACCCTTCGAGAGCCGATCCTTGTCCTCGGCGGACTCCAGGATCGCGAACTTCTTCGCGTCGAACAGATAGAGCAGGCCGGCGTAGACGCCGTTGACCTTGCGGTTGAAGTAGAGGTCGCCTGCAGCGAGGATTCCCGACATGGTGTGCTCCTGGTGTGATCGTTACGGCCGCGGCGACGTGGTGCCAACCGCGGTATTGGTTGAGAAAGCCAGAGGGTGGTAGCCGAGCCCCTTGATCCAGCGAGGCGGCGGAGGTGTTTCGAGTTTCAGTTCCGAAAAGGCGTCGCTCGCCTTCCAGCCCATCAGCACTTCGAGCGTTTGATCGATGACCGCGCTGGCGGAAACGCGAGCGCCTTTGCCATCGATCTGGTTGGCGACGTTGCGGACCACCGGAACCGCGTACCAGATCTGCATGACCTTCGCGGAGCGACGGTCGTGCTTCACTTCGAGGACCCGAGGCCCGCCAAAGATCACGTGCACTGCGGGCGCAACCTGCGAGTTCGCGAGCACGCCAGCCAGATCCGCAGCCGAGAACACTCTCACCTCGGGCGGCAGCATCTCGACCAGGCGATCGACCATGAGCTGTTCCATGTCCAGGAAGCTCACGGGTAGTTCGCCCAGTCGTAGCCGCTGCGGATCTCGCCGCGACGCGCACGCTGCGTGATCTGCTCGCCCGACTCGGGCGGCAGACCGAGATCGGCGCGACCTGCGACCACATCCTTCAGCCAGGCGATCGCGTCGTCATAGCGGCGGCGTACTTCGTCAGTGGGCGCGTCGCCATAGAGCTGGTAGCGCGCGATGTTGCAGACGTGGGTCTGCAGCAGCTCCGGTACGAAGGTGAGCGGGACCACCGCCACCTTCGCCAGATAGCTGTCAGCCGTCGACGTCGCTGTATCGAGCGCATCCTGCACCTTCGCCGACTCGACATCGCCCGAACCTGTGCGGTCGGTGAGTTCGATCAGCTCCTGTTCGCCACGAGGAATCTTGGCGACCAGGTCGGCGATGGTGGCGTACGCGGGCATGCGCGATTACTTCGACTTGCCCTTGGGCTTGGGCTTGGGCGCAGCCTTCGACACAGCCTTGGCCGCCGGTGCCGGCGCCACGTCGGGCGCCGGCACCACTACTGCCGCATGCGCGGCCACGGTCGCGGAGGTATCGGTGGATCCCTCGGTGCCGCCCGTGTGGGCGGCACTTCCGCCTCCCGGTACGACCGTCGTCGCGGCGACGACAGGTTCCACCACGGGAGCCGGCGTACCGGCTCCCGTGGGTTCGCCATTGCCGCCTTCGGTCGAGGAAAGGGGGTTGACCAGCGCCGCGCTGCCGTTGTCGATCAGACGCTGGGCGCGGCCTTCGAGATGCGTGGGCACTTCGATCTCGTGGCCAGTCGGAACCGACTTGCCAGCGAGACCGAAGGTCCACAGTGCGAGGAGGCGCATGGCTGTTCCTTACGGCGTGGCCGCTGCGCCGACGCCCTTGAGCAGGTAGCCGGAGGTGATGCCGCTGAGAACCGGTGCGCGCTCGTAGGTCACCGGGTAGATCCAGCTTTTGCAGGACGCGTCCCAGTACGGCTCTTCGACCAGCGGGTGACCTTCGAGGGCGTAGGTGTAGCCGTAGCTCGGCTCCTCGGCGTCGATCGAGCCGATGGCCACGTAAGCCAGGATCGCGTCATCGCCCCACACATCGACGTTGGCGTTGGCATCGCTGAGGTAGTAGTCCTCACCGATGACCAGGTTCTCGACGTCGAAGTATCCCTTCAGCATCTCGTTGGTCACCGAGGCGCTGGAGGTGTACTTGAACTGTTCCTTCACCTTGACGTTGGTGCGTGCACGCATGGCGGCCTTGGCCGACAACAGCAGCGTGTTGGGGCGCATGCCGGTGGTCGCGCGGATCGCTTCCTTGCCGTTTTCGACGTCGGCGCTGGGATCCGTGCTCTCGGCCCAGGACGATGCCGACAGGTCGATCTTGTGATCGCTGTCGTAGTTGCTGGCGTTGCGCGCCATTTCGGCCTGCTCGATCTCCAGCGACTTGCTGATGATCCCCATCACACCGTTGACCGCCCGCGTGCCCAGATTGATACCTGGCACCGCCTGCGCATCGCGCATCAGCTCGCGCGGAACCTTGCCCTCCAGGGCATCCTGGAAGCACGAGTACGGCTTGCCCTGGTAGCCGAACTGGATGCGCTTGGTGGCGCTGCCAGGGGCACGGCGCAGGTTGTATCGGCGAAAGCTCTCGCGGCTGAATTCGATGATCTGGCCACCTGACTGCGTCACTCCCACACGCGGGAACAGCGCGTAGCCGACGTGGTTGCGGTGCTTGTAGCCCTGGGCGTGGCCGCTGAGGATCGGATCGATCACGCGGGCTTGGGCGAGAGTCTGCTGCGGCATGTTGGGTGCTCCTGAGCCTGAGGTCGGCTTGGCGAAGTGGGTTAGCGGAGGATTTCGACGAACTTGCCCGTGCCGGAACTGGCTTCGAGCGCGGTGCCACCGACGTGCTGGCGAGGACCGACGCGATGCGCGAGGCCGCCGCTCGTGTAGGTCGTGAGGCTCGTCGTGTTGATGCCGATCGAGAACGTATCCGCGGTCAGCACCGTGGCCACGTAGCTGTTCTGGTTCAGCTCCACCATTCCGGCCACGTCGGTGAACGCCACCACGTCGCCAGTGAGGAAGCCGTGCGCAACGGCCGTCACCACGCCCGGGTTCGCCTTGGTGATGGCGGTGACGGTGGCCGGCGCCGAAGCGGAGGCCTTCACCGCACGCCCGCTGGCGTCGGAGATCACGTCGTCGCCGATGGCGAACACGCCGCCGGTCTCGACGATGTCGGTGCCCTTGACCCCGATCGGGAAGTTCTCGGCGCTTGCAGCATTGCTGCGAGCGACGCCCTTGATCTTCTGTCCGGCCACGCTGGCCTGGGCATCGTCGAATCCGACGAAGCGGTGAGCGGTGACGCCCGAGGGCGCGAGGCCCGTAAGGGTCATGAGATCAACAACGGGCTTGGACGAGGACATGAAGTGCTCCGGAAGATGGTTTGAGTGCGTGGTGGACTAGGCGGACTTGTCCACTGCGAACACAGCGGTGAGGTAGTCCGTGTTGTTCGCGGCCATGTAGGCGCGCGCCTTGCGATCGAGATCGACCTTCGCCGGGTCCGCGGTGTAGCCGGAGGGGATCGAGGTCTGATCGCCGGTCGACGTGTTGGCCGGGTCCGTGACGGCCTGCTCGCGGCCCAGCCGCAGCTGCGGCGCCAGCTCGGTCAGCTTCGCCTTGAGGAACTCGAAGGCACTCGGCTTCTTCTCGGTCTTGTCGGCGGCCGTGAAGGTGAACGTGGCCGAGTCGGCCTCGAGGCCCTGCAGGAACGCCAGGCACTCCGGTAGACCTTCGGACTGGGCGGGTGTCAGTCGGACCTCGCCCTTCTCGTTGGTGACCAAGCTGTTCACGAAGGTGCGGTTCTCGGAGAGGCGCGCGTTGAACTGCAGCTGCGCCGTGTCGGCCTGCGCCGCCTTCAGGTCGGCCGCACTCTTGGTGCGCTCGGCTTCCAGGGCAGTGTCGATGTCCGCCTGCGTGAACTTCTTTTCCACGTCGATCTCCGGAGTCGCGCCAGCGAAAGCCGGCGCCGTGTTGGTTTCGGTATTGAGTTCGTTCGCTCGACGCTCGATGTCCTCGATGTCGAAGGCCGGCGTGACGCGGTCCGCCTTCTCGAGGCCGAACTCGGCGATGAAGAAGTCGCGCATGCGGCGCATGCCGCGGGCGATCTGCGACAACCAGTAGCTGTCGGACATGCCGAACTCGTAGGTCTCTGCGGCGTCAGCGGAGAACTCCAGCACCGGCATGCCCTCGACGGCCGGCGGGACGGCGCCGAGGAAGCCGACGTGGCCGAGCTTGTAGCCCTTGGCCGCGTTGACCAGGCTCACGCTGCGGTTTCGGATGTGTCCGGCCTTTGCCCAGGCGGTGAACTTCTCGGTGGGATCGAGCTGGGCCAGCAGGCGCTTGCCGTCGCGCTTGAGCGCCTTCACCCAGCCGAACGCGGGCGAGTTGTGCTTGGGGTGCCCGATGACCATGGGAGCCAGGTCATTCGCGTCGAAGTTGGAGACGACCTGGTCGAGGTCGGATTCGGTCCACACCTTCACGCGGCCCAGACTGTCGGTCTGCTGGCCTGCGGTGAAGATCTCTTGAAACGGGAGGTCGCCCTTGCTCATGCCGTGCATGGTCGGGCGCGCGCGACCTGCGATCAGCGGGGGAAATGTTTCACTGGGCGAAAAAAAGCCCGCACGTGGCGGGCTCGGGAAGTGTGCGTCGGAAGACTGTGCGCATCAAGGCGGGAGCGGACGTTCGATCTTTGCGGCTGCCCACATGCTCTCGTACGCGGTTCGAACCGACTGGAAAACGTCTGTGATCCGGGTCAGCGTCGTAAGGGCGTTTTTAACTCCGTCCTTGAACGACGCCCCCGACTGATAGCAAAACTGTCCGTCGATTATCAGGTATCGGTCGTGCAGCCCGGCTGAGCTGCGAACCTGGATAACGCATTTATGTTGAGCTACGAAGGCATCGACGGCCGGCAGCAACGTCGGCAACTTCTTGTCGGTTAGTAACCTGACAGGGATGCCTGCCGCAGCAAAAGGCAGATAGCGCGAGACGAACTCCGCATCCAGGTAAGGATCGATGAACAACAGATCTGATCTCGCCCCTTCGATCACCTTGCGCAGCTCATCGAAATACTCGAACACCTGCCCTTTGCCTATTGCCACGCTGGGCGAAAGACCGAGTGTTCTCTGAAGCTCTGTTCTCGCGTGGTAGAGCAGCCCGAAGATCGTCCGCAACCCGTCCTCCCGAGTGATCTTCGAACTAAGCTGGGAAATGCCGAACTGCACTGTGATCTGCCTGGAGGAATTCCAATGCTCAATTGCCGCGGCCACTCGACCGAGCCATTGGAAGTTCTCATCGGTGGCTTCGTGCAATTGGAACCTCTCCGGCGACGTCCGGATCAGCTCTTCAAACTCAACTAACAGCGCAGCGGCCTGGCTCAAGTCCTTCCCCTTAGTCCGGTCGGCATGGCGATGGCATGCCCGGTGCCAAGACTATCCGGCAACAGTGGTGCTCTCCATCGGGGCTGGACGTCTTCCAGGCAGGATTGCCGCAGACCGCGCCAGCGGCCCTACGATCGCTTTGGGGCCCGATCGGGGGCGTTGGGACGTCCCAGTGGGGGCTCGGCGCTCTAAAAGGCCTTTTAAAGGCCTTCTCGGGGCTCCGGGGCGTCCGCGAAGAGGTCGGGATGCCGTTCCTGCTCATCTTCGCCGGCAATGTTCACTATCTGGCGACGGGTGAGGCCGTAGCGGCTCGCCAGGGCGCTCAGGCTCGCCGTAGACCGTTCGGCGCGGATTGCTCGGTTGCGGATCTGCGCGTGCAGCTTGTCGGCCATCGGCAGGGTGATGGCCTCCGTCCCGGCGAACTCTTCGGCCAGGAGATCGGCGGCGGTCTCGCCGATCAGCTCGACCAGGATGTAGCTGCTGCGTCCTCGCCGCGGCACCTCCAACGGCAGCCCGCCTCGCTTGGCGAGCAGCGTCAGGGTATTCGGCAGCCCGATGCTGCGCACCAGCCGGCGGAGCATCGGGGTCAGCAGCCGCTCATCGATGACGAACGCTTGCGTCATCTGCGACGCGGCCACGGGGTGAAGGGAGCGAGCTCGCCACGCAGCCAGCGGAGCACGCTGCTCATCATCTCGGTGTACTTGGTGAGATCGCGGCGACGTTGCTGAAAGCCGAACAGCAGCTCGGCAGCGATGCCGGCGTCGTGCCAGGTCCAGCCCTCGGCCTTCAAGGCGTCGCTGAGAGCGCCGCTCAGCTGCCTCAGGCTGTGACGTTCCAGGGCGGCGAGAACCGCCTTCAACTCTTCTTCGTTGGCGAACGCGATGCGTTGCTTCCTGCCACGCGTCTGCGTCTTCAGGATGGCGTCGGCATAGCCCCAGGGCTTGCCGGAGTCCGTCAGCAGCGCCTCGATCTTGGTCAGCTCGGCGCGCGCCCTCACGCCCAGGTTGTGAGGCTGACCCTTGTTGTTGGAGAAGCCAGCGGAGCGCATGTGCGCCAACAGCGCGGTCATCTGCACGCCGTCCAGGGTCTTCAGCGACACCCGCCCATCCGCATCAGGCTGGCCACCGAAGCGGGCCAGCGTGCTGCGGTAGAGATCATCGTCCCAGCCGAGCTGGGCCCGGCCGACGTTGATCACCTTGATGAGCTGGGCGCGCGTCATGGCGATCTCAGGCCGTGGCCACGTCCAGGCTGATGGGCTTGTACTCGCCCCGGTCGTCCCTTTCGTAGAAGCGGATGTAGCTCTTGCTGCTCGACGTGCGGACGCTGTCGGTGATGGCCTGCATCGCCTTGACCCACTGCTTGTCCTCGATCGCGTGCTTCTTCAGGCCGAGCACGCGGCTGGTGCTGATGTGCCCTTCCTTGTTCACCTGGAAGGCGTCCTGCACCAGCAGGGCGATCTCTGGGCCGCTGGTCGCGCTCCAGCGCTCGATGCATTCGTCGATCAGCGCCTTGGCCGCCTGCAGGCGCTCGTCGAACACCAGCGTCTCGGCGACTTGGCGCACGATCTTGTAGCTGCCGTCGAAGCTGACCAGCGTGACGTTGCCCTTCTTGCCTCCGACGACCAAGCCGTACTCGCCCAGCGACAGCGACACGAAGGCGGCGATCTCGTCGAAGGCCTTGGACTTGAAGGTGGCCAGATCCTCGGCGCGCTTTTTCGCCGATGCGATCAGATCCTTCACGACCTGGTCGCGCGTGCGGTCGATCGGCTTGACCATCGAGTCGGGGATCAGGCGCCCATCGGCATCGCGCCAATAGCCGGCCGGAGCCTGCTGCGTCTCGACCACTTCGTTCTTCTGCTTGCTCATGTTCGTTACCTCTTCTCAGTCACAGTTGATGGAACACAGTCGGCCAGCGGCTTGGGGTCGCTGACGCGACTCTTCCGCTGTTCGATTTCTTGTCGGGCTTGCCGCAGGCGCTCGCGCCGCGCGGCCGTCT